TTGGGTGGCATTGATTGAACAGTAGGTGCCATTGCCTTATTAATCATTTTCATAATATATTCCATAATTTTATCAAAGATTATTTTCAAATATTTTGCAATTTGACAAGCAATATCATTAATAAATGCCCGTATTTGATTGATTATATTTGTTGCGGCATCAATATAACTCAATGCCTTATTCAGATATTTGTTAATCTTACTTGTAAGTTTTTCAAGTAATGTTTGTATTGCTTTGAGTGCAGATCCAACCATATCACACGGATTCATAATAATAATTTTTTCATCATATAGTTCCTGCCTTTTAATATCTGCAACAGATTGTTGATGAGGATTATCAATATGCTCAATAGTTGCACCAGGGACTGCAGCAGCAGTTGAAGAACTTGCTTCTTTACATCTATTTGAAATACCGGCAGCAACTGCATTTTGAACAAATGCAGATTTATTTGTTCCCGTCAATCCTCTTGCTTCTGCTTCTCTTAATGCACTTTGCTGATCAGCAAATTGTGCCTTATTTAACGGCAAATCTGAACGAAGACCAAATTCATTAACCCTAACCCCAGAAGGAGCAGGAGCACATTCTGCAGATTGTTCTTGAGTTGTTGGTTTATTGATTGCAATTCTATCATCTGGAACTTTTAAATTTGTATCCGGATTTGTACCTTGAGCATGTCCACTTGTAGGAACAAACCCTTTTGGACCAATCTTTGTATTTAAAGTTGTCTGAGCATTATTTCCCAGCACACCCATAATCACGGGAACTTGTTGATCGGCACCATCTAAAAAGAATCCGAAAACAAAATTTCCTTGTCTTAAACCGGATGTGGCAGTGACTCCTGCTTGACCGCCACCTGCCGTAACAGGATACATTACCTGTGCCCAAGGAAGTTGATCGTCTGCAATAGAAGCAGTATCTTGATCATGAAGTCCTATAATTCTAACCTTATATCTTCTACTCTGACCACGAATTTGAGCAGGTGCTTCAAATTTATTGGAACTTATATTATCTCTCCAAGTTGAGTCGTCAACAATTTGACCAACCCACCAGTTAAAATGTGCTCCAAGGAATCCTGAATTAAATAATGAACTTTGTTCCATCAGGTATTATCTAATTTGAATATTATTACTATTTAACACTTTAAATACCAGAATTAGTTGTATTAGTTGCAGAACCTTTTTTGCCCACAGAATCTCTAACCAACAGCAATTTGGTATAACCACCTCGTAACTTATTGATATAATGGCACAAATCTGCAATTACATACGATCCACTATGAAGATTGCCCAATTCTCCCCCAGGAACACCTGCATCAATAAAAACTGTATCTCCTGCATGTAAACTAAAATCAGCAACAATTGTAATCTCTACCTGACTACTAAACATTTGATTATAACGCATTGCTGCCTGATTCATAATATTCCTGGGATCAAAATTAGGACTTTTTGATTTATCCAATTGTTCTTGAGTATTACCACTGGGCAGAACACCACGATCAACCAACATATATTGAGTTCTTGTGAACTCCTTTCCAGCCTGAACTCTATTAAATTCTGGATTTAATTTCGGAAGATTTTTACCTGCTGTCTGAAGATTTTTCTCGGTATCTTCTGCCTTTGTGTTTACAACTTCGTAGTAACAATTGAAGGGATCAAATAATATTGTTCTGGTTGTATATGCTCCAATTTCCAATTTTGATTGAATATCACCACTTACATCAATAACTCTATGTTCTAAAATTTTATCATATCCTGCCGGAACATTTTTTCCTGCACCATCAGGAGTTTGATTATAAATCAAAGACTTGACTGGTTTACCAGACAACAAGGTTTCAATAGATTTAAATTTGAATCCATCAGAAGTCTCATAGAAGAAATATCCTGCAGTATTTCCTGTTGCACCAGCAGCACCTGGGATAGATTTTTTGGATAACCAAAGACCAGTATAAAAAGGTTTCTTATTGTTTCCAATAAAATTATAATTGTTTGATGTATCTTCAATATCCAGTTTTTTCTCAGTACCTAAAAATTCGGTAAGAATTTTTTTAACGTGATCAGATATTTTTCCATCAAATCTACTGTTCAAACGAATCTTTTCATTAAAAATATGTTCTTTAGAAACAAGATCCAAACCAACAAGGGACTTGGTAGTATCTTGTTTTGTTGGAGAAGTATTATTCACATATAATTTCAAATTCAACTTGATATCATTTGCGTCTTTGATTATTAGAGAAACATTTTCTTGCCCTACAATCGGAAGTCCTTCTAAAATAGTTTTTGCACCCTTTTCCGTCTGAATTGATTTACCTGCATCCACATACAATACAGATGCTCTGAGACTCTGTTGAAGAATACTTTCATAATAATAAACATCGGTAACTGCGTCAACAATATCCTTTATATTTTTCTTATCATTTGAAGTAATTGTCAGGGTAGAGATATCAACTTCCCTAACCTGTCTGGTAATCAATCCTTGTTGTGCCATTTAATTTCTTCTTTTCATATTACTATTTACACTATGATCCAGCATACAGAGAATCATAACTTGAATCTGATGATCCACCACTCATACCACCAAATCCACCAATCCCAGATGGCATTGGAATTGGCAATGGAACCATTTGAGATTGTGGTATTACGACTTCAATAACTTCTTCTGCTCCAGTCTCATATCCGGCATAAGACTGAAGAACACCCATTAATTGTGACTTGGTTTTTGCTGCGTTGAGATACTCTAAAAGATTTGGTGTCATAGAATCCAATCCTCTTGTAGTATCGGCATCAAAAACGAATTCTGGTATTCCGTCCTCGGCAAGAGTTGCAAAAGTGGGTTTCAAAACTCTTCCACCTTTTAAATATCCAGTTGTTTTTTGACTCATGTGCATTAGCATAGTCCTTCCAGAACCAGGAACAAATGCAATATTACCTCCCCCCCCAGGATCAAAAGATGGATTTTTAAGAGAAAAAGGAACGCGGGGAAATCCTGGCATATTGATATCAAATTTTGCTCCAGGATGATGTGTATGTTGAGAAATTCCACTTCTTATAATATTAGCATAATAATCATTATCTTTACCAGCCAAAATTGGAGTTGCATTAAAGAGTTCTGGCTTTAATCCCTTCCCAGCCATTCTTTTAACTAAAGGAATTGCATCTTTTATAAGATTATTTACATTACCATCCATGTCTTGAAAGTGAGCATGTGACCATCCTGCTTGAACTGACATACTGCCAGTACGTCCAAATCTCCACGATTCTTCTCCTCCAATATTACCAGAAAACGCTTCTTCAGCATTTAAATTGGTTGTCTTTACTTGTGCAATTTTTGGAACTACCTGTTTAGCAGAATTAATTCTTTTTGGTCCTGTACCATCATTGATTCCTTCAAATTTAGTCAACCAAATCATAGTTGCTTCGTCAACAGATTTTGCATTCTTCATTTGATCAATTACAGATTTATATGGACCTTGTAACTCCCACTTAAGAACTTTGTAATTATCTTCATTAGTCCAAGCTCTTGGTTTATCTTTCATTCCAAGATAAATTAGTGCTCTATTCAATCTATCATTTGGTCCTCCACCATCAGCATTAGTCCACTGTGCCCAACCATAACCCATAGTGTTCGGTCCATTATATGTTGGAACGCCTCTTACTCCACCTTGACGCATATCTCCGGTTCCTTGTGACATACCTTCATTTAAAAAATTTCCGACAGCACCTGCTGCTTGAAAATCCGATAATCCAAAATCTTTCATTAAACGTTTAGCAACTCTTGCCCCAAGTTCAATAGGATCTCCTGAACCTTCCAAAGAAACCTCACCACCCTCTTCATCCTTAAATTGAGTATCGCCCTTCTTTTCTATATCCTTATCTTTTTCCAACATCAATTGCTTTTGTAAATCATTAAAAATGTCATTCATTCTTGGAGAAATATTATTTTCCAATGACTTTGCAATCATATTCGTCATATCTTCACCACTACCAAACATTCCCACATCCACCGAACCTCCTTCGGCAAATGCACCTCCGGTTCTCATTATTTCAGAACTGAAGGTTGTTTGCATCCAGGCATTTAATCCTGCTGCTGCATTTTGATAGTCTATACCAGATGGTTTTTGTCCGAGTTGAAACTTTGATTGAATTCCAAATAATCCACCAAATCCAGGAATTGAAGATGATTTATCATAAGACGACTTCATATAACCAAGAGTATTTACTTTTTTACCCTTATCTCCGGTTTTTACTTCCGGAAATACCTTTTTAATTTTTTCTTCACCACCAACAGAAGCACCAGGTTTTACCTTTGTTGGTTGAACCTTTACTGTTCTCTTTGCTTTTTTAATTGTTCTTGTTACAGCACCACCAACAGGTTTTCCACCTCTTGTTACTTGCCCGCCCGTTGCTGCCTTTGTTGTTTTTTGTGGTGTTGGTTTTTTGCCACCAAAAAATAAATCATAAATGGCACCACCAGCCCATTCACCAGCAAAACTCCCAAGAATTTCTCCTGCGATTGAAAGTGGACCGCCAGCAGCTACAATTGCTCCTCCAATAAATCCAAGAAGACCAGCACCAATTGCTTTAAATGCTGCTCTACCTGGATCTTCTTTAAGAGCAAAAGATAAACCAAAATCAATCAGTGCTCCGACAACAGGGAGAGGAATTCTTTTTAGAAGTGGTCTTACAAATCCAAGAACAGATTTTGCTGTTCCTCTCACACCTCCTCGCATTCCACCAGAAAGATTTCTTAAATTTCTTCTTCCAAATCTTTCTAAAAATTGTTCTCTTCCAAATCTTCTGGCATATCTTTCCTGTAAATTTTTTCCGACTCTTCTACCAGACTTATCAAATCCTCTCTTTCCGGAACCTGAACCAAATCCATCATCACCACCCAAAGATGTAAGAGCCAGAGCAGCAATAATTGTTGCATCAATTACCTTATTAACAGCATCACCGAATCCATCAAACAATTTTACAACATTATCGCCACCAAAACTCTTTAAAAATCCACGAGTTGCATCATATGCTCTATATCCCCAGTCAATAAAACTGGCAAGACCATTAAACAATCCCAGTGCAAGATCGGTTCCAAAATCAATTGCAGAACCAATTTTTCCAACAATATCGGGAAGTTTATTGATATGAGGGAGCAATTTTATGGCAACATATCCGAGTAAGACATTAAAAAAGAAATTTTTGATTCTGTCAAAAAATCCAAGTTTAGGAAGTCCAGGAATTTTAGATTTCTTATCCTCACTTTTTTCGTCTGGTTTTTCTTCTAATTTTTTTTCTTTCTCATCAAATTTGTCTTCTTCGGTTGATATTCTTTTTCTTTCGGTTTCCTTTTCACTTAAAAGAGTTGTGTTCTTAACAAGATCTCTAACTTTAATAACACGATTACGAATTACAATCAAATCCCTTTTAGGAATAATTGTTGGTTTTGCTCTTGTTTTTTTCTCTGGTTCTGTGGCAGTTGAACCAGGAAGAAATTTTGTAGGATTTATATTTGTTGGTTTTGCTCTTGTTTTTTTCTCTGGTTCTGTGGCAGTTG